CCTATTCACATACCACAGTATGAGAGAGAGTTAAGCCCTGAAGATAAAAAGGCTCTATGGCAGAAATCGGTAGGCGACAAGAATGTATACTTCTATGACCACTTCGGTAGTATGTCGGAAGACTCACTACTCAATGTGATTAGAACCTATGCTAAATCTTTTGATTGTAAGTGGATAGTTTTAGACCATTTATCTATTGTAGTTGCCGACCAAGATGGTATACTAGACGAAAGAAGAGCAATTGACGCCATTATGACAAACCTTAGAAAGATAGTTCAAGAGACGGGCATAGGATTATTCCTTATCTCTCATCTCAGACGACCACAAGGTAAAGCACACGAAGAGGGCGGACAAGTATCGCTATCTGAGTTAAGAGGCTCTGCGGCAATCGCTCAACTGTCTGACATCGTTATAGGCTTAGAGCGTAACCAACAGGACGATGACCCTATCATTCGTAATCAAACAACACTACGAGTTATAAAGAATAGGTTCTCAGGTCTGACTGGCAAGGCTTGTAAGTTACAATATAATAGTGAGACGGGAAGACTTTCGGAGGTAATTGATGAAGGCTTTTTTTGATATAGAAACTGACGGTCTCGAAGCTACTAGAGTACATTGCATCTGTGCAATGCTTGACAACGATGAGACTACTGTATACAACTTTATAGGAGGAGAAGCGAATGGACTTTTTCGAAAATGGTTGGCATCAGAGAATGTCGACACTCTTATTGGACACAACATTATTAATTTTGATGTTCCTGTTCTGCGTAGGCTTACTGGGATGGATTGGTCTTTTAATTTACGGGACACTCTCGTTCTTTCTAGACTATATAACCCTAGCCTTGACGGTGGGCACTCTCTAAGAGCGTGGGGTGAGAGGCTTGGTGATTATAAGGATGACTATCAAGGTGGATGGGAAGAGTATAGCCACGATATGTTAGAATATTGTCAGCAAGATGTGAGAGTCACTAAAGCTCTTTACAATCATTTTGTTAAACATTTAACTTTTTCTGAGGCAGTTGATTTAGAACATACGACGGCTGAGATTATTAAGCAACAGACCGACAATGGTATGATACTTAATGAAGAACGTGCCTATGAACTACTAGCTGAGATGAAAGAGAAAGTGTTAGACATAGAGGATGAGGTACACGAGAGATTTAAACCTCTGCCTGTGTGGGTAGACTTAGTTCATCCTAAAGACAAGATGAAGAATAAAGATGGCAGTATCTCTAAGAGGTATCAGGCACAGTTAGATAAAGGTGCACATTTTTATGATGAGTTAGATGCTGAGGGAGACCCTGCTATAGCTAAGTGCGAAGTAAAGCAATGTGCTTGGGGATACTTTGAGTACCCTGAGTTCAACTTAGGCTCTCGTCAGCAGATAGCTAAGTATCTACAACACTTCGGTTGGAAGCCTAAAGCATTTACTGAGAAGGGCAATCCTATCGTAGATGAGAAGGTGCTTAAATCTGTTAATATACCTGAAGCACAATTGATTGTAGATTACTTGACACTAACCAAGCGTGTTGCTATGGTTAAGAGTTGGGTAGAAGCTATTGATGAGCGTACTGGTCGAGTACACGGAAGAGTAAACCCTTGCGGTGCGGTGACTGGTAGGATGACACACTCTAATCCTAATTGTGCTCAAGTCCCTGCGACTAGGCACGGAAAAGACGGAAAGGTTCTTTGGGGTTTTGAGGGTGGTTATGGTGCTGACTGTAGAGACTTGTGGACTGTCCCTAAGGATTATAAGTTGGTTGGGTGTGATGCTAGTGGTCTAGAACTTAGAATGTTAGCACACTATATGAATGATGATAAATACACTAATGAGATACTTAACGGTGACATTCATTCTGCTAATCAGAAGTCAGCAGGACTACAGACTAGAGACCAAGCCAAGACTTTTATCTATGCTTTCCTTTACGGAGCAGGTGACAGTAAGATTGGCGAGGTAGCAGGAGGTGGTGCTAAACGTGGGCGTATACTTAAGAAGAACTTTCTTGATAATACTCCTGCACTAAAACAACTGCGAGAGAAAGTTTCCGAATCAAGCGGTAAGGGTTGGGTTACTGGATTAGATGGACGTAAGCTACACATACGCTCACAACACTCAGCACTAAACACTCTACTACAGAGTGCAGGTGCGGTGATTATGAAGAAAGCGTTGGTACTATTGGACTCTTATGCTAGACAGTATGACTTAGATTATAAGTTCGTACTGAATGTGCACGATGAGTTCCAATGCGAGGTCAGAGAAGACCAAGCAGACTTCTTCGGAGGTCTAGCGGTAGGGTCTATCATTCAAGCAGGTAAATCTTTTAAACTAAACTGTCCTTTGGACGGTGAATATAAGGTAGGTGAAACGTGGCAACAGACACACTAAAAGGAAAAACAACAATAAAACGTATTGAAATTGAAAAGGAGGATGTTAGCTTGGCTAATAAAATGTCTTCTAATATGGGAACTCTAAATAATTCAATAACAAATGGAAAAGGGAATGTTATTGGTTTTTTAGGGGAAATAATTGTAGCAAAAGAACTAGGAATTACTTTAGATAACACATACGATTATGATTTAATTTTTAATGATAAAAAAATAGATGTTAAAAGTAAGAGAGTAACCTCCGCTCCTAGAGATTATTATGAGTGTTCCGTTGCGGCATTAAACACTAAACAAAAGTGTGATTTATATATGTTCACAAGAATAAAAAGCGATTTATCGGAAGGTTGGCTTTTAGGCTACTTAGAAAAGGAAAAATATTTATCTGATTCAAAGTTTTTAAAGGAAGGAAGTATAGACCCCGATAATAATTGGAGAGTTAAAACAGACTGCTATAACTTACCTATAAACAAATTAAAAAATGTGGGTAAACTAATAAAGGAGAAAGTACAATGAGTACAGATACTCTAGTAAGCGACATATATCGTATGATTGACACCAAGGATATTCCTGAAGGTGTGCCTGTCGAACAAGTAATAAATGACTTCGGTGAGAATATGAAGCAGATATTAAGAGATAATATCACAGAGCACGAGTTTGATAGACGTAAGCTCCGTATGTCTAACATAGGTAAGAAAGATAGACAGTTGTGGTATTCTTATAATGGCTATGAGGGTGAGAAACTACTGCCCCATACAAGAATCAAGTTTCTATATGGTCACTTGATTGAAGAGATGGTACTAGCTCTTACTAAACTTTCGGGTCACGATGTGACACACGAACAGAAGCAAGTAGAAGTAGATGGTATTAAAGGCTCTATGGACTGTAAGATTGATGGTGTGCTGACTGATGTTAAATCAGCATCATCTTATGGCTTTAAGAAGTTCAAAGATGGCTCATTAGTTAATGATGACCCCTTTGGATATATAGACCAAATCAAAGGCTATGCTCACGCTGAGGATACTACAGATATTGGTTGGTTAGTTATGGATAAGACCAACGGACATCTTACATATCTAAAGTATGATATGGCTGATGAGTCTCAATGGTACTGGTCGAAGTTAAACTTTTTCTCTATACCTGAAAGAATAAAGAATATAAAGAAAATAGTTAAAGCAGAGACACCGCCTGAGAGATGTTATGAGGTTATACCCGATGGTAAGTCAGGCAATATGAAATTACCTGTCGGTTGTAGCTACTGTGCGTATAAGCACGATTGTTGGGGTGAAGACCTAAGAACATTCTTATACTCTAATGGACCTCGTTACTTGACGCAGGTTGTACATTTACCTAACGTAATAGAGGTGGATAGAGATGGCAATAAAGTATCGCAGTAAGCTAGAGAAAGAATGTTCCGAAGCTCTTGGTAAGGAATGGAAGTATGAACCTTGTAGGATAGCCTATACTATCCGTAAAAACTATACGCCTGATTTCGTTAAAGGCAAGTACCACATAGAAGTTAAAGGGTTCTTTCGGAGTGGGGACAGACAGAAGTATAAATCAATTGCTGAACAGATGAGATTTGAAGGCAAGGAGTTAATATTTCTGATGCCCCGCCCCGATTCTAAAGTAGCCAAGGGTAATAAAATTACTTACAGGAAATGGTGTGAGAAGTATGACATCAAAATATTTTCAACTAAAGAAATTAAGGAACTAAAGAAATGGACGAAGATAAAATAAATCCTAACCATTATAAACAAGGTAATATTGAGGTCATAGATTTTATCTTAGACCAAGATATGGACTACCTAACTGCCTCGATAACTAAATACATTTGCAGGTGGAGATTTAAAAACGGTTTAGAAGACCTAAAGAAAGCTCGTTGGTTCTTAGATAAACTTATAGAACACGAGGGAGGACAGTATGGCTCTAACTCTTAATGAACTTAAAGAACGTATAGTCCAAGAAGCAATAGACCCTTGTACTCTGTGTGAGGTATTAGATATAACAACAGAAGATATCTTACACGAGTTCGAGGATAAATTAATAGACAAACGGGAGGAGTTTGACGATGTTGATGATACCTACTGAGAACTTTATTATGATGGCATTAGCGTTTCTTACATTAGGAGCAATCTTAATATGGAGACACGGTGCTAAATGTTATGATAGAGGGATAACTGATGCGATACTTATGCACAGAAACGGAAGACTAAAATATAATACTTACTTAGATGACAATGGTAGCAAGATGATAAACATTGAAATTGACCCACTAGAAGGAGATGAATAAATTGAATAAATTACCAAATGATTACCAAAACTTTATAGCCTTAAGCAGATACGCTAGGTGGCTACCTGAAAAGAAAAGAAGAGAGACTTGGAAAGAAACTGTAGCACGTTACTTTGATTTTATGGAAACACACCTTATAGAGAATACTAAGATAGGAGAAGTTACAGAAAAACTAGACCCAAAGACTAGGAAGATACTTGAGGATGCGGTATGTAACTTAGAAGTTATGCCTAGTATGAGAGCTCTTATGACCGCAGGACCTGCTCTAGCTAAGAATAATATAGCAGGATATAACTGTGCTTATCTTAGTGTAGACCACCCTAAAGCATTTGATGAAACATTGTTTATACTTATGCACGGTACTGGTGTAGGGTTCAGCGTAGAGAGACAACACGTCAATAAACTACCTGATGTTCCTGAGACTATGGTAGATGTAGAGGATGTGATTGTCGTACAGGATAGCAAAGAAGGATGGCAATCAGCTTTCCGTAAACTTATCACTTATTTATATGATGGTGAGATGCCTAAGTGGGACTTTTCTAAGGTGAGACCTAAAGGTGCTAGACTACAGACATTCGGTGGTAGGGCTAGTGGTCCTGAACCTCTACTTGATTTGTTTAACTTCTCTACTAACATCTTTAAAGAAGCAGGGGGACGTAAACTTACGTCGTACGAATGTCACCGGATGATGTGTAAGATTGCTGAGGTTGTAGTTGTAGGTGGTGTACGCAGGTCAGCCCTTATCTCTCTATCTAATCTTACTGATGAGCGTATGCGTAATGCTAAGAGTGGTCAATGGTGGTCAGATACTCCTGAGATGGCTTTAAGTAATAATAGTGTATGTTATACAGAGAAGCCTGATATTGGTATCTTTATGAAAGAGTGGACGTCTTTATATGAGTCTAAGTCAGGTGAGCGTGGTATCTTCAACAGAGAAGCCGCTATCAAACAAGTAGCATCTATAGGCAGACGTGACACAGACCACGACTTTGGTTGTAATCCTTGTAGTGAAATCATACTGAGAGATGGTCAGTTCTGTAATCTTACTGAGGTTGTGGTAAGAGCGGAAGACACGCAGAAGGATATACTCCGTAAGGTTAGACTAGCTACTATATTGGGTACGTTCCAAGCGTCACTAACTAATATTAAACGCTTACGTCCTAAGTGGGTACACAATACAGAAGAGGAAGCACTACTAGGTGTATCTCTTACTGGTATTATGGATAATGCTTTTATGAACGGTAGTAGTGATGACAGTAGAGGATACTACGGCAAGAGAAGTTTAGCTGACTTTTTAGTAGACCTTAGAAAAGAAACAGTTAAGACTAATGAGCATTGGTCAGAGCTACTGGGAATTCAACAAGCTACTGCTACTACTGCTATTAAGCCTAGTGGTACGGTAAGCCAGTTAGTTGATAGTGCTAGTGGCATACATACTAGACATAGTGATTATTATATCCGTAGGGTTAGAGCAGACGCTAAAGACCCTATAGCACAACTTATGGAAGACCAAGGTATTCCTTGCGAGGCTGATGTTATGAAACCTAATAGTGTTAAGGTATTCTCTTTCCCTATGAAAGCTCCTGATGGTGCTGTAACTAGAAATGAAAGGACTGCTATAGAACAACTAGAGTTATGGCTTAAGTATCAGAGACATTACTGTGAGCATAAGCCTAGTGTTACTATTAGTGTTAGAGAACACGAGTGGATGGAAGTAGGTGCGTGGGTGTACAAACACTTTGATGAAGTATCAGGTGTTAGTTTCCTACCACACTCAGACCATACATATCAACAAGCGCCTTATGAAGACTGTGATAAGAAGACGTATACATCACTAGCTAAAAAGATGCCAAAGGAAGTCAACTGGGATTTGATTAGCGAGTATGAACTTACAGACTCTACAGTAGGTACTAAGACACTAGCCTGTACTGGTAGTGTATGTGAACTTGTTGATTTGGTAGAAGAAGAAAGGGACATAGAATGAAATATTATTATATACTTGTAATTGCCCCTTTAGTATTATTTATGTTAGTAGGATGTGCTACACTTGAAGAAAAGATGCAACAACTTCAATGTAGTGCTCCAGTAGATTCAACTATGTGCATAGGTTGGCAGAGTTGATTGGGTGGCTATACACTAGCCGATTGTGTTTTACATTAATATAGGAGTAAAATATGTTAGAGAAAGTAAAGAATGGTGCTGATGGTGCGATTGACGTTGGTATTAAATTAATTAGCTTATCAATTATATTGCAGATTATCTTCGGTCCGAAGGTAGCCTTCCTTACAGGAGATGTAATTGGTTCTATTTTAGGTATAGTGTGGACCTTAGGCAATGGGGGATTGGCAGGTATTATCGCCGCCCTTATCATTTGGAGACTACTCGACAAAGATATTGTTGATGAGCTCAAAGACTAAGGCTAAAAAAACTTGGGGTCTCGTCCGTATGGATGGGACTTCCAAGCTATACCATTCATTAAAAGTTAAACGTTTAACAAAAACTCATCCTAGAGATTTATGGAAGAGTGATTGGAGAAAATAGAATGATATATGAATATAAATGCAAAGACTGCGGATTAGTATTCTCAGAGATGCGTAAAATGTCAGAACGCTTAGACCCTATAGACTGTGAAGCTTGTGGTGGTGAGAGTGAACATAAGATAAGCACGCCTATGTTTAGGACGTCAGGAAGCGGACACGGCAGAGGTGCAGGTCATAAAGGAGAATGGAAATGATGAATGAGAAGAAGCTAATAGATTTGCTTAACTCAGGAGAAGACTATAACTTCGTCGCTATGGACGATAAGTTTGCTAGGTACGATGCCTTTGATACAGAGCACGGGATTATGCTAGAGATTAAATGTCGTAATAAACATTATGATGATACTCTATTAGAAAAGATGAAGTATGATTGGAATAAACAATACGCTGAAGATAATGACTTAGCGTTTATGTATGCTGTGAGTATGCCCCACAAAGGAGGTCATAAGGTCTACCTGTTTGACCCTATAGTTATGGAGGAGGAGGAAGAGTATGACTTTAAGTGGCACACACGAAAGCTACCTGCTCAGACAGAATTCTCTAGAACTGAGTGGATAGACAAAGAAGTTGGATATTTGAATATTAAGGACGCTCTCGCAGTATTACAGATAAAGACGAATCATTAAGAAGGTCTCTTACGACCACGTCTACTACCGCGTCTCATAGGACCGCTACTCATCATACCTGTTGCAGGTGTTGGTGATGGCGGTTTTTTTGTACTTGCTAGTTTTTGTTCCCAATTCTTAGCAGACTCCATACGTCTCTCGTTGTGTGGAGTTCCGGGCTTCTCATAGACATCTGAGAATATCTTAGCCTTTCTCTTTATAGGGTCATCTATGTGGGGATTGGCTAACATACTTTCTGAGAACATAGTCTGTAACTTACTTCTGTCTCTCCATCCTAGCTCTCTACCATAGCCTCTATTTCCGTAGATATTGTCAAATACGAACTTAGCTTGGCTAGTCTTATTATCGTTTAAATTTGAGTCTTTAAGCCAGTCAAAATAGTCTCTCTTATGGCTACCAGTAAACTGAAATAATCCGTACCCTTTACCACCTCTCTCTTTCTGAGTGTGAGAGTAACTACCTCCTGTTTCAACATCTATGTTGCCCATTAGTGCGGGTATATCCCTAGGAGGAAAACCTACTGCTAGTAAAGCATCAATAGTTTCCTGCTCGTTGTTAGTAAACATTCCCATATTATTGTTCCAGTTCTTTTTCTGAAGGTAACTTTAGCATATCATTTATTGCTATAATTCCTAGTTTTAAGTCTCTCTTCATATCGCCTCTAGTAGCTTCTTTAAGTGCCTTATCTGAAAGTTTTAATAGTTTACCTAAGGCTATCCTTGCTTGAGGAGATAAAGCTCCTTTAATTGTATAAAAAGACGCTCCTCCAACTGCTAGCCCTCCTGCCGCATACATCATTAATTGTGCTGGAAGTGCAGAAATAGCAAGACCTGTAGCAAGAGCCATAGTTCTTCTAGCCTCCATATTTAACGCTAAAATTTTACTTATATTTTGAATTTGTCTTCCAACAACTGTTTTAGCTCTTTTAGCAGCTTTAGGGAACAAAACATCTCTTGCAGAATATAATCTACTTTGTTTAAGGAGGCTTCTTTTTACAAAATCATTAGGAACTGCGTTATTAATTAAATCATTACCCGCATTTCTAATAGCTTTCATAGTTTCATTTGCTACGCTCACATCTGAAGCATTAAAACCTTTACTGCCTAACTGGTCTCTAACGAAGTTATCAAATTCTTTTCTTGCCCCCAATACACCTAAAGCCGTACTGTCATATTTTGAACGGTCATTAAATATTTCCTTAGCTTTTGTAGTTAAAAGTGTTATTTGTTTTTGAACTGCTTCGTCCGTAGCATTAAAAACATTACTTGCAACTGAAGCAGAAGCATTATCTAGTGCTTCGTTAAGTGTTTTAGGAGTAATCACGTCTTTATTTTTTGCTAACACAGCCTGTAACTTGTTTCCTAAGTCATCTCCTGTTTTTATTAATATGTCTGCATTTTCCCATTCATTTTTAGATGTCTTTACTCCGGCTTTTCTTACTTCGTCTAATATACCTTTATCGTAATCTGAACGATTTAAAGTTACATTTCCTATAGAACTTATATTAAAACCTTTTGCTACGTCTTCAGAACTTACTTGAGGAAGAACTAATTCTGATAAGTTCTCCATTTCTTTATTTCTTTTCCTTATTATATTTCTTCTTTCTATACCCGTTCCTGCTCTTTTAAAAGTATCATATCTTTTTTTACCTAAAACTTTTTGTTTATATGTAGGAACTGGTTTAGATTTAACTTTTACTTTTGCAGGTGCAAAAATACTTGCAATGTTTATTACCGATTCTAAAGTTTTAGCATATTGTGGATTTTTTTCTTTCCAGCTTTCGTAAGCCTCAACTCCTTGTTCTATTGCTTCTGACGCTTCTTTACCTTGATTTGTATTTAAAAGAAAATCTAGACCACCTTTCATAGAATTAATAACATCTTCTTCTATTTCATCAGGAACTATTAAACTAATACCACTACCAATAGTCTCTATTCCAGCCCATATTCCACCACCAATTAAATCTACACCTTTACCTGCAACTCCTTTACCAAGCAATTGAGTATTTTTTTGTATTTCACCTATTTTACCATCTTTGTAATCTTGTAATGTTTGAGAAACTTCTTTATCCCTACCATCCCAATCTCTAGCAACTTGTTCTACCCAATCAGGTATTAAATTTACACCCGCCACATTAAATTCTAGCTCTATTGGTTTTTCATCATAAGACATACCTTCAGGTAAATTTGCAATAGGCTCTGAAGACACTAAAGGTCTCATTAAAGGCTCTAAAGAATTATAAGACAAATCTTTAACGTCTGAAGAAACATCTAATTCTGGATTATCATAAGTAAACCCTTCTGGTAATTTTGCTCTAGCCATTATTATTTTCCTACGTTATAGTGTATAAGGTGTTCCATCAGGATATACTATATTTCCTTCATCATCTGCAAAAAACTGACCACCATTTATACTATTTTTATATATACTAGCATCTCTAGTTTGTACTTTAATTGGCAAATCAGGCGCATTCACAGTAAAATCAATACCCCCAACACCCGAAGATTGTAAATCTTTTGGGTCAAAACCTGAAACAAGTTTGTTATGTCTTTTAATTACTTCTTGGCTTGCTATTCTATTTGTTTTTAAAATTTGAAGTAATGCCTCAGCTTGAATATCCGTATTAGAACCAGCAACAGTATTTGCAAATTCTACGTCCTTGTCAGACAATCCAGTACCAGCACCTAAATCTCCACTTCCTAGAATGTTTAAAACTAAATTTCCGGTGTCAGCTATAAACTTTTGAGTATTAATAATGCTTTTATCTTGAATTAAACCTGCTGAGTAAAGTAAATTAGAAATATTTTGTCTTGTTCCTGAGAAAGACCCTGAAATAATGCCCTTTTCTATTTGTGCAATAGCATTATCAATAGCTATTATAGAGCTACGAGATTTAGTTGCTTTATCTTTTCCTTCCCATAAAGCATTTGCAGCCCCTTCTCCTAATCCTTTGCTTATTGCAGTCTCAGGTTTTTTAAAGTCATTAACAAACTCAGTAACTTTAGCAAGACATTCAGGGTCTTTTAAATCACATTGATGTAACTCAGCTCCGTCTTTATAATATTTTCCTAAATTACTTAATTCAGGTTCTTTTTTTGACGCTAATAAATTTTTATTTTGCGTTTGATTAGCTTGTAACATAGGTAAAACTTGTTTTTGAAACTCTGACGCAGCTTCAGGGCTAATCATCATAATTTTATTAAAAGTGTCAGATACAGATTTAGCGTCTGTTAAATCAGCTCCTTTCATTATTTCTAATATTTGATTTTCTTCAGACACAAACCCTTTACTTTCCATATAAGGGTCTAACAATCCTCTGCTTATGCTTTGACCTAAACCCCAGCCCATTTCTGCTAGGTTAGTGGGCATTGGTCCAGCCATTCCTCTTCCGTCAAATAAACTCATTCTTATATCTCCTAAGCGTAAGGGTTATTAAATCTAGGGGCATAACTATAATTAGCTTGTGCCGCAACTTCTGAATAAGGGTCTTTTGTGTACCTCATCATATTTCTTCCAATATTAGTTAAAGCGTTTCCATAGCCAAAACCTGAAGCCGCTTGTGCGTTCATTAATCCTTGACCACCTTGTGCCGCAGCAGTATAAGCATTACTTCCTAATCCAGTACCTATATTAGCTAAATTTTGACCTATAGAACCATAACTAGCTGCGTTTTGAGCCGCTAAGTTAGAACGATTAATATAATTAGTAATGTCTGCTTGTACTCCGCCTCTAGCTTGTTGTAGTAGAGCAGCATCTTCAACAGCTCTCTGTCTGTCTAGTTCTGCTGTAGCTTGAGCACCAATAGTAGAACCAAGAAGACCTCTTCTATTTAATCTGCCTAATAAATCCTCAGTAACACTAGACCTACTAGGCTCTAAAGCTGCTTGAGTTTCTCTCATTCTAGTCAGAGCCGCACTTTCAGGGTCACGCATATAAGGCTCTATCATAGCCCTCTGTCTATAAGCGTCCTGTAAATTAGCACCAAATAATCCCATCATAGGAGAAGACGGTGCTAAGACATATGATTGAGTTGCTTCGTCCCATACAGCACTTGCTGTTGGGTCATAAACTGTCTTAGGTTTAGCCGCTTCTATTAATGCTGTGTTATAATCTGAAGCCGCACCTACTGAAGCGTCTGATGCTTGCTTTTGTCCTAGGAACTGTAGCCCTATTCCTATTATTGATGCCCAATCCATTATCTTATCTCCTTAATTGTATTCATTATCTTCTCCTACCACCTCTAGAGCCTCTTCTTGAAGGACCACTAGAAGTAAATATGTTCGGCGCTACATAACCAGTTTCATAGTTATTGTTCATACGTCTTTGAGCCGCCGCCGCTTGCCTCTCTTTTTCTGCCGCAGCTTCAGCAGCTTTCCTAGCATCTTCGGCTTCTTTAGCTCTCTTAGCTTCTTCTGCTTTTCTTACTTCTTCTGCTGCAAAATTATCTACTAGCGAAGTATCTCTCATATCCTCAAATATATTAGGAAATACAGGAACTGTCATTCCGTCTTGAGTCATTCCAAACGGACTTACTTGTTCTCCAGTAAATTTATCTTCTATGTTTAGCATAGCTTTATAATTATCTAAAGCGCTAGTTAGTCCCATAGGTTGGAATCTACTATCTGAAGAATAATCTCCTAAAGGATAATTATAATAACTGCGTATAATCATTCTATCGTCAGGTAAAAACTGTGGTGTAGGTAGTGCGCTTTGTGGTCCAGCCTCTTGAAAATAATTAGCACCTGAAGGAATAGTAAATAAATTTTCTGCTCTTTCAAAAGCCTTGTTATAATCTCTTTGTGTTTCAGGATAACGCAATCTCCAATCTTGAGGAGATAAAACCTCTACTCTTTTAGGGTCTAGCTGCCCTGTAGCTAAAGCCATTTCTACATTATCTGAATTAAAATTTCTCATACTATAATTTTGACTATCATCTAAATAATTCTGCATAGACATAGGAGGTCTAGTCTCAGGACCATACTGAATTGTACTAGGACCAAAAGGTTGAGTTTGACCTGACTGAAACATAGGTGGAATTTGTGTAGTGCCACTACCACCACCAATAGCCGGTTCAGCCTCTAATGCCCCGTTATCTTGAAAGCCTGAGAATAAACCTTTAAACCTATCTACCATTGCACTAGGGAATCCCATAAGGTCAGCCATTCTTTGCTCATCTCCTGCAATTCCTAATTCAGGTCTACCCGGATATGAGCCTTCTCCCGGTCCTTTACCCGCATAAGGTCCTGTACCGCTTCTCCATTGCATATGGTCTTTTCTATATGCCGCTTGTGAATCTCCCGCAGCTAAAGCTGACTCAGCATCATCATACAGACCAAAATACTTTATAGTCTCATCATAAGTTAAGTCTTTACCATTAGGTCCAGTACCCTGTGGTCTAGACGGCGTCTGTAATTGTGGCTGTACACTAGGTGTTAATGGCTGTGTAGGCATAAAAGGATTATTAACATTATAATTCATCCACCAAGGCATCTGTCCACCACCATATTGAGGACCGTACTGTACTTGACCGAACTGATAAGGATTATAGAAACCACCACCAGTAGCTTGATAAGGATTAAACATACCACCTTGTTGTTGTGATGGTCCTGTATATCCAGTAGGTGCTCCCCAAAGATTTAACATAGATGCTGTATTAGTAGGTCCTTCGCTTCCGGGTCTTGGTGTTATCTCTGTAGATAAATTACCACCTATTATATTATTACCTACGGAAGGAGAATTAAAACTATTACTTAAATCCCAGCTTGTACCAAAGAAACCAGCCATATTTTTTCCTTATGTTAAGTTTTGCGCTATATTACAATACATCTTTGTGCCGTCTGACACACATCTAACTAAATCTACTTTACCGTTACCTGATGTAATAGTAGGATTATTACCACCTACAAATGAAAAGTCACTACTAAATGTAACATCATAAGCACCAGTATTTTTTATTAAAAAAGAAGCCTCTACACCTGATGTCATATTAGATACATTAAGTGTATGGTTTCCTTGCACACTAACAACAAACACATTAGAGTTAAGTAAGTTAGCTGTTTGGTCTGATGCTAATGTTACCGTCTCAGAAGCCGTAGGATGCGCTTTAGTGAATGTTTGTGGTGTATCTATAGTAATTATAGCCTCACCGCCAACAGTCCCTGTAGTAGCCGTTAATGCGTTACAAGTAAAGTTCTCTGATGAACTACCGTTTGCATCTGCCTTAGAATTAAGTGCTGTTCTTACTGCTGTGAACTCAGTATCAAAGTCAGCACCTGATATTACTTTTCCGGGGTCTGTGTCAGCTAAGGCATCTTTCCCTGACCAGCCTACCGCTATTGTATAGTTACTCATAATGTTTTACCTTGTTTAAATAATAATGATATTGATTGTAGTGATGCTTTGTATCCTTTTGTTACTGCGTCCCACTCTATTCTTATGTATTTAGCGTTTCCGGATAGTGGAACTGAACGCTCTTTATATCCGTGTATAGGAGCGTATTTAGACGAAGAAGGGTGTAGCGTCGAGTTATGTGTATGTGTAGCTGTAGTAGCTCCATATAAAGACAACGCATTACCCCAGTACGAAGGTTCACCGCTTAGTGTAGGATTAAGTTTAAATGTAGGAGATATTTTAGGTTTAGTCTCAAAGTCTTTATATAGTCTTATTCCTACGTCTGTTCCTTGACCTCCGGCAATTACCATAATCAATTTTTTTAAGATAGACGCTTGTACTCCCTGTCCTAAATCTAGCTCTGCTGTAGCAAATGCAGTAGTATAGCTATTATAGGTATATACACTAGAACCGCTATAGTCTACATCATAATAACCCTCATAAGTAGCAACCCTTCCTGATTGTTGTCCTACCAGTAGACCATAAGTTTCTGTATAAAACATACTAGCAGGCTCTCTACTGTCTGTAAAGTGCCATTTAGTTATTCTAGGTGTTTCTTTAGATGTCTTATATGTAGTGTCAAAAACATATGTAACATTTCTATCTACAAAAGAGAGTAAGTATAGACCCTCATTTAGCATAAATGCTGACTTAACATTTGTACTTCCGTTAATGTTAGCTATCAGCTCATCTTTAATTGTTATAGACTTTTCTGTTAGAGGTAGTTTGTCTAGCTGAGTAGTTCTAAATAAAGACCTAACACCAGTATCTGACAAGAAGTATAAATCATCTCCAATACTTTGTATAGAATCTCTAGAGACACAGCCTATCCCTTTAATTACTTCATCTAATGCTATATTAGCTATTGTGTCAGGGTCGTTATATATAGCAATATTTTCTCTACCAAAAATAACTAATTTACCTGCAAAAGGGTGTATAGCTATAATACTGTCGTGACCCCATACAGATTTTAAATCTATAGCACCACCGTCTTGGCTACCCCATTTATGACCATCTAATAATTTAGAATAGTATAAAACATCGTCTTCTTCTGTTATTCCTCCAGCCCACATTCTACCATAAAAGCCTAATACTGTGCTAGGGTCAAAAGTAGTTACTCCAGCAGGACCTTGGTATCCTGAATCATTCTTTACTAATGCCCAGCTACCTGAAGAATAGTGTAATAAATCTTCATCATACTGAGCTGCAAACAACTGATTATTAAAGTTACTAAACTGCCAATCAGAAGAAGAAGCACCAGTAGCAAAAGCGTTAATCCACGCATTGTCTTTATCTGATAAATCTACCTCATACATATTAGTGCCTACACCGGCAAATACTTTATGATTAGTACCATCATAGTGTTCTACCAAAGAACCAACTTTAGCTCCTCCGTTTAGTGTCTTTTGTTTTAGACCTTTACGAAAAGCTACTTTACCGCCTTCAGTATAGACAATGTTATCTGCTTTAGTAAACCAATTAGGTCCTAGAGCAGTAGCAGTTGTCTGAGTATCAATACCGTCAATACCAATAGTATCTAAAGGTATAGCTTGTATCTGCTTAGATTCTAATGCCATATTATACTACTGTCCAATCTCTTTCGTATTCCATATTACCTGCGTCTAATTGTACCGCAAGGTTTAAAGAGTCTCTAGCTTCTGCCGCAACAGCACTAGAAATACTTCCTCCGTCCTCTCCTCTTTCTGCAATAGCACGAGCCCAAGCTCCAAGAATTACAGGCTGTGAAGGAACTCTTAATACTTGTGATGCTGTCTTTAATTCTTTTTGAGCACCTACAATATTTACAGATATAGTCTGTATAGAGTCAGGGACAGGATATAAGTCAATGTTAAAATCAGGTTCTCTGTTGACACCTGCTTGTGCTACACCATTAAAGGCATATTTAGTAGGTTTACCACTAGATGCCTGAGATAAAGGAAATACAGCCTCGTTAAGCCAATCATTTGGTACTTGCTCCAATACTTGTCCAGTATCTTGACATATAACGTCTAACACTTTAAAAGACACACCTGCACCTCTAGTAGCATCACCTAAAGTATATTGCATATTGCCTGATTGTGTTTTAATATTAAATGTCTCTCTTAGTGCATTCCAGTCGTGGTAAGACTCTACATTCTTTTTAGAATCATTAACTAACTCTCCAATTAGTTTCTGATAATCAGATACAGATACAGAATCGTATAAGTTACCTGACCAGTCAGAGTCTATAGTATCTTCTCTTAACCTTCTTAAAACACTATTAATAATTTCTCTATAAGTCATTTACTTCCCCTTGGCTAATTGAGCACCAAAATAAAATTCTATAATCATAGTTGCCCATCCAAATATTTCATCCATCTTGAGCACAGCACCTGCTTCTAGCTTGACATACTCAATAACATCAGGAGTTAGTTGAAAACCTAGTACGCTAAAACCTTCTATAACTGTAGGAACAATAGTAGGAACATCAAAGAATACAGGCGCTATTTGTGTAAATATTATAAGTGCCAATATGACAAATATAATGACTCGTCTGTTAAGTGCAGCCATAGGGCTCTCTTTGTCTGCTCTATCCCTTGCCATATTAATAGAGTCATTACGAGCTTGTAGATTTTGCAGCATTAACTTTTGATTTTCTGCTGCTGCTTGACTTTTAAGTGCAAACAACTTAGCAACAAATCCTAAAGCTATAGGTGCTACATTAGTTAAAAATGCTATCATAATACTTTAAATGCTCCTAGTAGTCCTATCTCTGAAATTGCGTAGTATCCTAAAGCACCAAAGAATGTCCATCTTATTTGATTTAATGTATTCATAATCTTTTGTATGCAAGCATTAGTGTCATCAACTCTGCTAAATAATTTACTTATTTGTGAGCTGTGTTTGTCTAATGTCTTTTCCATTCTAACTATTCTTTCTTCCATAAGTTACCACTTTACTTTGTTAGCCCAATAAGCAGCACTCATTGGTCCTTTAGCTATATTCTTAGCGTGTCTAGCTTTAAAAGACCTAGACCTCGCAGTATTAGTCCTATCACCAGTTTTACCTTGCTGACCGAACCTAATTGTTTTTATTTCACCGCCTGATTTAGCTACTACAACGTGACTCTTTGTTTTGTGGCTAGGTGTACGCTTGGGTTTATTAAAACCTGATACACCTGCTCTAGCCAATCTTGGGTCTTTCTTAGCGGGCATTACTTCTTCTTTCCTTTTTTCTTCATAGGTGGACGACCTCTTTTCTTACCGTATGTTCCTTTACCGTATGGCATAATATCTCCTTAGTTTGCTAGTGGGTTATCTAGTGATTGTTGTATTCTGTTTTCCATATCTACTTTAGTTTTCTCTACCTTTATCTCAAACCTATCTAGTTTTGTATCATAGCTAGTAAGTTTGGTATCTACCGATTGTAACTTGGTATCTACTTTAGATTCTAAAGACCATTGGCTATTACGCAGGTCTGTCATATCTTTCTTAAGTTCTATCTTTATAGCATCAGCGTGTTGTTCTATCCTTTCTACATCACTAGATGTCTTTTTCATCTGTGACTCTATAGCTCCAAGGTCCAAATTTGCGATTCCTTCGACTTTCTGATACATAAGAAAGCCACCATATAGAGTACCAATAATCGTCGAAATAAAGGCAAATGCTGCGACTATGCTTGCACCACTTAAACGTAGACCAAACAGCTTGAGTTTCTTATCCTTAATGCCTTCGCTTTTACTTACTAATTCTTCTAGGTCAGCCATCAGTTTTCAAATCCACCGTCTTGTAATTGTCTTAAGTATTCTATTTCTTGTTTAAGTTTTTGTA